AAATCTACTCCTTAAATATACAAAGTGCTCCGTTTGCACTCAAGGAACATCAGTTTCTCTTATATGGAAGAGTGACTTAGATACATTCTCCTGGTCTCTCCACGCAAGCAAGAATATGCGTGTTATAATATCAAGGAACAACACTCTCATACAAGTCAAACATCACTCCAAATACCACAAACATTATGATTGACTAATAAATAAAAATGCCTGAGTTGGTGGTTCTTTTCAGGTTGGGATAAAGCACCTTTGGGTGCTTTTCCTGTATAAATACTAATAACCACCAACTTAAGAGCAGAAATGAAAGGAGTAATTTATTGCTACCATTGTATTCCTACTGGAAAGAAGTACATTGGAAAAACAAAAAATGAATATCATAGAAAAAAGAGACACGAGCATAATGTTAGAAATGGTCAAATAAGTAAATTTTATAATTCAGTTAGAAAATATGGTTGGGAAAATTTTGTTTATGGAATAATAGAAGAAGTAGATTTTGATTATTTAAATGAAAAAGAAATATTTTATATTTCGGAGTATGACACTTTTAATAGTGGGTACAATATGACGATTGGTGGTGAAGGAAATACAGTTCCTGGAGAGTTATGTAAAATACGTTCTAGAGATGCAAATTTAGGTAAAAAAAGAACGGATGAAACTAAAAAGAAAATAAGAGAGGCACTTCTTGGAAAATCAAAACATACAGTAGAAAGTAAAAGAAAATTGAGAGAGGCAAATTTAGGTAAAAAATGGAGTGCAGAACTTAGAAAAAAAGTAAGTGAAATGAGAAAAGGTTGTAAAGGAACTCCTCATACCGAAGAAACGAAGAAAAAAATGTCAAAACTTGCTTCTAAAAGAAATATAGGAAGAAAGTGGTGGAACGATGGACAGACAAACAAATTTATGGTAGAGTGTCCTGGAGATACTTGGGTTCCTGGAAGATGCAAGAAAAAGTAGATGAGATGTTTCCTTATCCTTCATTTCCTGTAAGATTGCAACAAAAGGAAGAAAATAAGGTCGCGTGGTTTAAGGACGACTATGACTTGCAAAAATACCTGAGTAGGTATAAACTGGATAAGAGAACTATTAAGGTTGATTATCGTGATGGAGAACCCACTAAGTCTAGCAAAAAAAACAAGAACAGTGTGGAACAAGGAACTGGAAAGACCAGTAGTGGAAGTACAAGTGGAAGTAGAAGGGGCACCAAAAAGTTGGATACCCCTGGAACTCCTAGTCGCACTCGTAAACCTAAATCAAAATGAACAAGAAGACGAAACTGCTGTTGGCACTACAACAGATTGATAATCTCACAAGTCTTTTAGAAGGTAACGAGTATCAATCATTTTTATATTCACATCTAAACTCATTAAACGTAGAACTCAAGAGGCAACTAAGTCATTATGGAAAAACAACTGATTGATGATGCGTTTTACGTTGAGGAAAAAGGTTGGGGAACTTGGCAATCTCATTATCCTGATGGAAAAGGTATTATCACTTCACTAACTGAAGAGGAATGTGTGAGGGCAACACGTTGGTATTTGAAAGCAAAACAAGAAGGTGAGTTTGACAAATCACCAGAAAAAACATATGATAGCGTCGTTGGAGGAAAACTATGACATTACGCACTTTTGTTGATAAGAATGGTAATTCTTGGGAGTGGAATGAAACCCCTGAGGTTCTGGAAGTTCTTAAGAACTTTCACGCAGGAAACTATGAAGGTCCATTGTATGCTCCACACCCTGATTTGAATAATGAAACTTCGTCTAACACCTAAACAACAACTGTGGGCAGATGTGTTTTGTTGTGCTGTAGAGAGGTCTAATCTCTATTTTGCGGATAAAGACCTCGATAGACAAGCACGAGAGCACACAACTGTATGTTTAGCACTCCAAAAAGGTGATAAGTTCTGGATGCAATTACTATGAGTGATACTGACCCAACAAGTCCCTGGTATGAGTTTCTATCTTATTGTAGATGTTGTGAGAGTTTAGGTATTCCTATTCGAGTCCAGTCTTTTATGAGATACCAACGATATTTGAGAGAGATAGGTTTAGTATGAAAAACTTTATTCGTTGGTTCTTTGGACCATCTAAGAAACCAATCGTAGAAGAGATTGACCTTTATGCAAAGATTTCTGAACTAGAACAGCGTATTGTGAAACTTGAAGATGAAAACATTGAAACTACAAATCTACTCTATGAGTTAGGAAACTCTGTTAATGCAGTAGATGCACGAATTGATATTGTTCTAAATACTCCAAAACATTACGAAAACTTTAATTGACGATTATGGCTTATTCTATTACTCTGCGTTCTGCTGATGGCACTGAAGATGTTGTTCAGTGCGAAGAAGACCAATATATTCTTGAGGCAGCACAAGATGCTGGTGTAGACCTTCCTTATTCGTGTCGTGCTGGTGCTTGTAGTGCTTGTGCTGGTAAAGTTCTTGAAGGTGAGGTTGATAATAGCGAGCAAACTTTCCTTGATGATGACCAAATGGACCAAGGATTTAGTCTTCTGTGTGTAGCATATCCAATGTCCGATTGTGTAATCTTAACCGAGCAAGAAGAGAACATCTGATGTATGAAGATTTAGATAGTTTTGAAAGAGCATTAGCATATTTTGGTTCAAGAGTTGATATCATCTGTTCTTTGGAACTTGGAGGAAAGATTGATGCTGAAACAGCTTATAAAAACATTAAAGACGAACTTAAACGCCTCAAAAAAGTCCGAAAGCGTCAGCGAAAGGACGAGGAAGTGTGATAAGTGTGGTGAAGAGAAACCCCTTGACGAAAACCACTATCAGGTGGTAAAATACTTTCGTCAGGGGTTCTCCTACTACTGCAATGAATGTAACAAACCAAAACCCAAAGATTGATTATGGACTTTGATTACAAAAAGTATTCACTTGATAAGTTAAATGAATGGATGCACGATGCACTCTCCTGTAGTGAAGCAACACCGCAGGAGATTTATGATGTAATTAAAAAGGTAGTAGAAGAAAACTATTACAATTACAAATATCATACAGGAAGGTGCTATGAACTTCTTGCACTACTGAATGGTAATGGTAAGGGTCATATTAGTATTGGGAATTATGCAACTGACCCCAAAGGAAATCAAGTAAAAGTTTGTAGTAAAGATGATCCATCACCAGAATGTCAAGGTGCTTGGAACGACTTTTGGGAAGAACATTATTATCCAGAAGAATATCAAGAAGATAAAGTAGTCAAGTGGCAACTTCCCATAGAGGTTGATGGGCTGACTGGAGATTGTTATGTCAACTTTCCTGATGATTTGTTGGAAGCAGCAAATCTAAAAGAGGGTGATCAAGTTGAATGGATTGATCGCGGTGATGGGTCTTACCTTCTCAAAAAAGTAAATACAACTCCATCCTGGGTAGAAGGTAATGAACTGAGAAAAACAAAAACTTATGATGAAATGATTGCTGATGGGTGGTCAATGACTGATGATGGTTTTTGGATTAAAGAGTGAGGAAAATTAATGGCACTAAGTAAACAAACTCTAGAACATCTTTTAGAGGCTGAAAGTCATCTGAGAGCAGCAATCAAGTCTGCATCTGTGAATGAAAAACCTCTGGTTATTCAACAACTTTCAAAAATCCTTCTTGATATGGAACAATGCAAGAAGTTTGAGGAGATTATGGATATGTTGGATAATCGTAGACCTGGAAGTAAAGGTAACTTTGGTTCGTTCTTTGATAATGATTAAGTTTTGTAACAACACCCTAAAGACATCATTAAGGAATGGCACTTCTCTCTTAAATAATGTTAGGATTTAAAGATATTTGGGAGCAAAATGATGACTTATGCCAACAAGAACACCAGTGAACTCACACAAAATGAATGGGACGAAATGGTTGCTCTTAAGAAAGCTATAAACTATGATATTACTCAAGTTCATCCAGAAAAGATGGAACAATTCACTGAGTATCTTGTTCGCAGTTTGAAAGAGAAGGGTGGTTGATTGAAAGGGGGGACGCCCAAAGTGTCCATATAATGTAAGAACAACTCTTGTAATGGCAACCCGCTCTCGCATCGGTATTGAACTCTCTGATGGTTCTGTACTCTCTGCATATCATCACTGGGATGGTTATCCTGAATGGTTGGGTCGTATCCTAAAGACGCACTATAATAGCAAAGAACTTGCTGCCGAACTGATTGATGGTGGTGATATGTCTTGCTGCTGGACTGATGAGCGTTGGACTCTTGATACCAGCATTAAGAGTTGGGAAAATAAAGGAAATGAATACGGTCCTCAATATTATTCTCAACGTGGTGAAGATTGCCCTCCTCGCCTTGATAAAAACATCGGTGAGTATCTCTGTGATGGTGAAGAGTATGCCTATGTCTTCCGTAATGGTGAGTGGGTGTGCTATAATATGAACCAGTTTGATGATAGCAAACTCCCCGAAATCGTTGAAATCCCCTCTGGAGCACTCGCAGTATGATTACCACTATTATGGCAGGATTTGCCTTTGGTTATTGCGTTACTGATATTGTGGTCAGTATTCGCAATAAGAAACGTGACAAAGAACTTTTGAATGAAATTCTTGGAGAATCTAAACGATGAAACAACAAAACGGATTTATTGACCCTGGTGTTGCTCTGCTTGCCGTTGGTGTCGTTGTGATTGGTGGTCTCATCTTTATCGGTGGTCCACAATATAATGTGTGGCAACAATCTCTTGCTGGTAAGGCAGAACTGAACAAGGCAGAATATACTCGTCAGGTAGCAGTTCTGGAAGCACAAGCAAAGAAAGATAGTGCTCAACAACTTGCTGATGCTGAGATTATTCGTGCTACTGGTGTTGCCAAAGCAAACCAAATCATCGGTGATAGTCTGAAAGACAATCGTGAGTATCTTCAGTATCTGTATATCACTGGTTTGGAAGAAGGGTCTAACAAAGGTAATGTGACCATTTATGTTCCTACCGAAGGTGGTCTTCCTGTTCCTACACTTCAAATGAACAAATGAAACCAAAGTATCTTGCTGCTGGACTGATTGCTTTCTCTGCTGTGATTGGATGGAATGTATTTCTAATCCATCGTGATGATGCAATGTATAAAGAATACTATCGTCGTCAAGCAATAGAGAACATTAAGCAACCAGTTAGCGGTCAGATACGATGAGTTTATCACTTGCAATCGCAATCTATTGTGCTATGATTGCTGTGGTCTCATCACTTCTCACTTATTATTTCAAGGTGATGAGACCTAGAGAAGAAGAACAACTTAAAGGAGGAAAAACTTTTGATTGACTATAACAAAGACCGCAAAGACCTTCAGATTGATAGGACTGCCGATGATTTCTGTATGTGGGCAGAAGAACAAGCAGCAAAGTTTGAGATCACGGTTGATTATTTCTTTGAGGAGTTTCTTCTAGATTGATATGTCTGTAGTTGGTTTTTTTCTTGCTTGGTTTTTGATCTCTATCATAACTGCTCCAATCATTGGAAGCATGATTAAAGGTCTATCAAGACCACTTGACGACAAAACATTTAACGATTAAACTAAAGGAGTAACTTACACAAACAAATGAAGTATCTGTACATTGTTGATTTCTGGGTTCCTTTTCCTTCTTCGGAATATGGTGGACTTATCAATGTTATCGCTGAGAATGATATTGAATGTCACGATATTCTGAGAGATAGTCAAGTCTCTTATGATTCTTCCTATGACAATAAGATTATGGAGCGTGTAGTTGCTGCTCCTCGTTTTGCTCTTGTAGATGAAGAACAATCCCGTGTTGTTGAGAGTTTTACCACCTGATGAGCAATCCTGAAATGAACCGTCTTGCGTTTGATTTGAAACAACAATACCAAGACCGCATAGAAGATTTGCAACAAAAGATTACAGAACAACAGCAGGAGATCCTAAAACTCCAAGAACAGATTAAACTGCTATCATATGAAAAATACTACGATTGTTGATGAAACTCTCTGTTGATCTCATTCCCCAGTTTAAGCATAAAGCACCAAAAGGTTATAGTTATGAAGTTGAAGAGTTCAAGCGTGGTATTTTTTCTATTTGGTTGCGCTGCCACCGCCACTTTGATTACAATATGGGCAAACCTACCCGCACCATCTGGGGATTTTACTCATACAAAAAGTGTGAGTTCTATAGTCCTGTAAATAGTAGTACGGTTGGTAAAGTTGTGGATTTCGATGATACGCGAGACTACACAGCGATGCCGATTAAATATCAAGGAGTAGAGGCGTTCTTTGTATGATTTTTTCTGAAGGCACAGCAGTCATCTATAAAGAAATGTATGGTCACATTGATTTTGTATGTGATAGTTATGTTATTGTTCAAATTTCTGCACAACATAATCGTAATCCTGCGCGATTGTTAGTCTTCAGGGAAAATTATAAACAGATTACAATACAGAAAGCATCAACTAAATGAAAAAGAAAAACGCTTGGCGCTGGTGGGCAAAAGCAATCGGTGAAAAAGCTAGTAAATGTGATAAAGAATCTGATAAGATCGCTCTTATCAGAACTTTTATTTTTGCGACATATCTAATCACCAACTGCTTTATTGTTGCTGGTGTAATCAGACACTGGGATGATGAGACAAAGGTATATGTAGAAGTTAAGATGGATAATCCTGTTCCACCAGAAGTAAAGACAAGATATAATAAAACTGGAGAGTTTGAGTGAGGGTCTTTGTACCCTCTTTTTTATTCTAAATACATAAAACAAACTAGACAAATGCTGACTTTTAGAGAGTTTATTCATATTTGCGAAGGAAAGAAAGCACCTCCTGGTGCAGTAAAAGGAACATATCAGGAAAAAGGTGGTGTAAAAACTTATACTCTTGCTCCTTATGAAGGTCCATCGGGACCATTAGGAAGTGAGAAGAAAGTAATGAAAACTCTTGATAAGCAAGGTGGTATTGGTGGTGGTGCGATTAAGAAAGCAAAGAAGAAAGCGAAAAAGATTGAAAAGATTGCAGAACAAACTCCATCAATGGAACCAAATGAATATAATAAACAAGTTGCAAGACAATCTGCAAAGTGGAAAGGTATGCAAATCCGACAAGCACACGGAGAAATGGAGCACGAAGCAGGCGCACAATTAGCAGCAAAGAAAGCAAGAATAAAGGCAATTATGTCTCGTTGATAAGAAGGGGGGACGCCTAAAGTGTCCTAATAATGTAAGCAACCATTCTTAGATGGACCCTTTCAACGACAACTATCAAATTGAAGAGGAAGGTTACTTCAACTTTGTCGATGAAGATGACATCTTTATTGATGAAGAGTTTGATGACCAATCCTTCAACGAATATCTCAATTCTACACAAGATTTCTGATTATGACTCCTGACACTTACACTTTCAGTGGTGATGCTGTTACCTTCCTTGGTCTGGTTGGTGTTGCTTCAACGCTTCTCATTGTTGTTACTGCTTTCCGCAGGTTCTTCAATAGTCCTTACAATATTCGTGTGACACCTAAACAAGTGACCAGCGAACCTACCACTGAAACCGAAACTCCTGTATCCTGAACAAATGACTGAAACTGTGAACGTGCTGCCTCATCTTAACGAACTCAAGGAGATTTGGCGCAAGCAAGATTTTACCTTTACTAAACAACAACAGGAGGAATATGACCTGTTGCTTGCTGCCCGACGTGAGCGTGTAAAGTATTTCTATGATAATGACTTGGTGTGTAAGATTAGTAAGTCCGCTCAAGATAAACTTCGTGATGCTGCAGATAACTAAATACTAAAAAGAGTGTTTAGATAACGATGAAAACCTTTCAGGAGTTTATGTCACTTTGCGAAGCATCTTACGATGCAAGTGTTATGAGTTCTTCCCAAATCCGTAAGACTGGAGAAGGTGGAAGGATTGGAGCACAACGTAAGAAATCTGCTCCTGAAAGGCGTCGTGTTCGTGCTATTGGTGGTGGAAAGACTGAACCAGTAGAATATAAAGATCGCAAGGACATTGGACAACAACGTGCCGCATCTACAAGAGTTCAGCAACCAGAAAAAGAGCGTGGAAGTGCTGAAGTGAAGCAATCTTATGCCGAAAAGGTAAAAGCAGAACGTAGAGCAGCAGCAAAAGCAAGAGCAGCAGCAAAGAAAGGTGGTGGAGAAGTACCAACAGCAAAACCAAAGGCAAAAGATGTAGCAAAAACAGCATCTAAACTTCTTTCAACTAAGAAACCACAAGCAGAACCTGCCGCTGGATATACTCCACCCAAAGCATCTGGACTTTCTACACAAGAAAGAAAAGCACTTTACAAAAAAGGTGAGAGAAAACTGAGAGATCTTGTTCTTCAATCAACTGGTAAGACCTCAGAAAAACAACTCAAGCACAAATACACTTCAAAGTAGGTTTCCTGAGATTGAGATTCTGAAGTCATCACTGGTAGAGAAGGGATGAACGCAATGGGAAAGTTTTGCTGGGAATAATATAATCTTTCTTTCCCAATCATTACTCACAAAGGCAGTATCGACACTCATTTCTCCGACGATGCTAGAATAAACAAATTGAAATGTTGATGCAACTTTTGCGTGAGAATCTTTAACGTGAGGTGCATTTAATTCATCTTCAATCTTGTATGGTATTTTCAACCAACAAACAAAACTAAATGTTCCGTTATGGTGATGAACTGGATTAAACTCATTCTTTTTTTGAAAGTTAATCCATAGTTGATCTAGAGTGAAATCTCCATCTTTTTTATAATACCCCCAGTTATCAGCGTAAGATTTACACATCTGATTCAAAAATGGTTCTAATACTGAAACTGAGGTTTTAAGTTGATATTGTTTTTCCATATTTCCAACCAAACCTTCACTCCATCTTTTATGAAGATTCCAGTTTGATTGAATTTGATTTGCTTCATTCATAATTTCTCTATAAATGCTTTCGGGAAGAATAGATGCAGTTATTCCTGGATTAGGGAGAGAAATATGAGTAAACTGACTATTGCTTTTCACTTCTATTTTTGCTATACTTAGCATATTATAGCATATCTAAGGGGGGACTTGCAAAGTGTTCCTTTTAATAGAGACTACACTCACATATAAAACTTTATTATGGCAACCTGGAGAGCAGAAGTATTTGTCAACTCACAAGTTGGCAGGATTACAACTGAAGTAGAAGCAGCAACATTCAGTGGAGCACAGCAACAGATTTATGCTAAGCACGGCAATGTTCAGCAGATAACAAATCTTAGACAAGTTAACTCTGGAGGTTCTTCATTTAGTTCTGGAGATACTGAAGGTTTTATCTGGTTGGGTGGCATTGCATTTATACTCTATTTGATTGTAACTTACTGGTACATTGCTATCCCCATTGGCATCATTCTTGGTATTCTTATTTTTATGGGAATGAAAGAGGATTAAAGGGGGGACGCCCAAACTGTCACTATAATAGATAATGCAACTTATGAACATCCAACTCCGTCCTCATCAAGAACGTGGTGTTGCTGCTATGCAACAGCATAACAAAGGTCAAATCATTGTTCCTACTGGTGGCGGCAAGACGCTGAAAATGATTTATGATGCTCTGCGCGAGTTCCAGTCACAAACTCCCAAGACTATTGTTGTAGTTGCTCCGCGTATTCTTCTTGCTGAGCAACTCTCTGCTGAGTTTCTGGAGTTTATCACTAACGCTAAAGTTTTCCACGTTCATAGTGGTGAGACGCATCACGAAAGTTCTACTCGTCCTCGTGAAATCTACAACTGGGTTAATGCTAATGCCGACAATCACAAACTGATTGTTACCACCTACAACTCTCTGTCGCGTCTTGCTGTTGCAGAGATTGATGTGGATACGATCTACTTTGACGAAGCACATAACAGCGTTCAGCGTCACTTTTTCCCTGCTACAGAGCACTTCTCTGCTAATGCACGACGCGCTTATTTCTTCACTGCTACCCCCAAACATTCTCTTGCTGTGGGTAAACCAGGAATGAATGATGTCGCTGTTTATGGTCAGGTAATCTGCAAAGTTCCTGCTCCTGAACTTGTTGAAGGTGGTTACATTGTGCCTCCTAAAGTTATCGTCAAGCAACTGCCTATGGTAACTGGTAAGCAGACCAACTATGACCGCGATGCAGAGAACCTGCTGGAAACGATTGATGAGAATAGCGTCGGTAAGATCCTGATCTGTGCTAAGGCAACCAAGCAAATCGTATCGCTTGTGTCTGAAACTGATTTCTGCTCCGAACTAGAGAATCGCGGTTACTCTTGGATGTATATTACTGCCAAGACTGGTGCTGTGATTGATGGTCGCAAAGTGAACCGTGAGGTATTCTTTGACA